GATTCTTCAATTTTTCCGTATTATTACGTTCATAAGTATGAGCCGGTCAATCAGTTTCAAACTGTTGCAAAGACAGCATGGAACTGGACTTGGAGAAAAGCCAGCAGCATTGTCCTCAATGCAGCTCAAGCTTTCACCGGTCGATTTCCAGGTAGAATTGCTAATTGTGTCAATGCAATTTTCAGCAATATACCGATCTGGTTATCTATGCGCCCATCTAATTTCTCTCTTCCACGAGAGACGGAAATCTACAGAGATGGATTTGGTTATCCAAAAACCGAAGTCGTTTCTGATGAATTGTTGCAATCCACCGTCAATGTAAGGACCGTGAATGGCCACGTGGATATCGAAAGACTGGATACGAGTATCGTCCAGCATATTCAAAATAGAACCGACACGGCAATGTGTCAAGACGACTACAATAACACTGCTTCCATACCGACTTCAACCGCAACCGTCGTCAAATTTATCGCCCGAGAAAACGTCGCAAAAGCAAGATCAATGGGTTTCTTCCAGGGCCCCAGCACATCATGTACAAACATGGGTACCGAATATTCGAACTCAAGCGGAGCTGGCGGCCCCAATACCCCGCTCGCGTCAAACATGACTTTCAAGCTACACTACCACCCCTTATCCTCCAACGCCATGCGAAAAGAAGACCTGTTCAGAGGTCGCTTTTGGTTCACTGGGTCGGTGTTGCTCTTCCTCACCCTGACATCGCTGATCCTCTGGGGGCAATCGCTGGCGAAATTAAAAGATCTGCAGCGTTTGTTCCTTTCTACGCTACGGGAGTCCAGCCAATCGACGGTAGATTTGTATACGGGCCTAACAGACCATCTCGAGCGCCCGTCGGTCCGGGTCTTTTGTGCCCTACTTGCTCCATGGGCGGACCTCATGCTCACAATACGTTCTTCACCAACAATCCCCCTGCTGCTTCTCTCGGCCGGAACAATAATGTTTTGTCGGGCAAGCCCGTCGATGCGTGGCTCGGAGTGGAGCAGTATAATGTACTCCGAAGATTTACGGCTCTAACCGTGCCGGCACACTTAGTGGACATAACTACAGAAACTCTCTGGGATATTAGAAAATTTTCACTTGCAATGGCAATGAAAATACCCAAGATCGAAAGTGATTTCGACACCTCCTTGGATGCTTGGTTAGCCAAGACTAGTTACACAGAGAAACAAAAAGAAAAATTTAGAGAGATACACCGGGAATCATCCACTATTACCCGTAAAGATAGAAAATGTAAATGTTTTGTAAAGGCTGAAACTTACCCAGAATATAAGTTTCCGCGACCCATTAAGAGCCGAACTGACAGATTTAAAACAGTAATGGGACCCATCTTTCAGGGTATAAACGAAAAACTCTTCTCAATGACCGATTGGTTCATTAAGAAAACACCTGTCGATGAAAGACCAAGGAAGTTGGCTCAAATGCTTCTTCCTTCCGATTTCTTCGACTGCACCGACTACTCTTCTTTTGAAGCACACTTCGTCGCCATGATAATATACTCAATTGAGTTTCCATTATATGCATGGCTAACTTCTGACCTGCCCTGTGCAGACTCATTCATGTTAGAGCTAGAAACACTACTAGTACGGAATGAATGTTTGTTTAAAGATTTTAGAGTTTGGTGCTCGAGCCGTGCCAGCGGTGAAATGAATACTTCCTCCGGGAATGGATGGTCCAATTTTGTCATATTCTCATACATAACTGAAATTAAACTGGCGACAAAGACCAACAAACAATTTGAAGGTGACGACGGAGTCACCACAACTGAACCCAGAACAGCAGCCCCA